TCTCCGAACGAACTGGACCATTAAAAGTAGTGTTTGCCATAATTATATCCTCCTAGTTTTCTGAATACTGTCTCTAGGCCGTCGACTATACGCGTCAGTATTCTAATTAATTGTATAGTAATAAAACTATATACTAGATTTAACTAGAGCGCAAGAGAGCCTGTAATGTGGATTGGTTTTTTCCAACGATGTAGCTTTTTATTAAGTAGCTACAGAAACTTGTGGGGCAGCTTCGTCTATCTTATTTTGCAGATGCGCTTTTCTTGCTTCTGCCATTTTAATATGACTTAGAACTTCTCTGACTTTTCTGTCAATTCTAACCATATTGAGAGTATATCTACCCTCACTAAGATGCTCCTGCTCCCATTCTAGATCCAGTACCTTTTTCTGTTTGTAAAGGTCTGTCAGATGTGTTTGCATCTCCATTTATAACCTCCTCATAGGTTATTCGTTTTACCCTGGGATCGTTCATTTCTCCAAGATACTCCCACTTTATACTCTTTTCTCCCAACTTGTCAACTATTGAATTTTCAATAGATTCTACATTGTCTTCAGCCAGAACTTCGAATTCTGCGTGATGTTGATATGCATATATATTTACTAGAAATTTTCTCATGTTTCTCACCATTATTTTGAGATTGTGGCGGTTTTTAGACCGCCACAAAATTAGTTTAGATTACGCACCTTCGCAACCGAAGATACCTCTATAGTCAGATACGCCGAAGACGTATCTTTCTCTAGCTTTGTATCTTACGTTACCAGTATTAAAATCACCTTCCATTGAAGTTGTCAATGGAGTTCTTTCAAAGTGTTTCATACCATTTGGAACGTCCGTGATAATGTAAAATGAATCAGGGTCAGTTAAGAAATGATTTATTCTATAACCTTGAGGAATCATTCCCATACTGTTGATTGCATTGATGTCATTATCAGCTGTCTGAGTTCTACCCTGTGACTTCATAAGTCTTTCAGCGTTGAACTGATTTGCAGAAGGAATTATCATTTTAACTCCTTTAGCTGCAATTCTTAAACCTCTCTCATCAGTCATAGCAGCGATATCAATCAATGCTTGTTCTAATGAAGTTTCGTTTAAGTCAGCTTGAGTTGCTAAAGTATTAGATACAGTTCCAGCGATAGTCGCGTGGTCTGTAGCTAGTAAGTTAGAGCCATCACCTGATTTGAACGTAGATGCTCCCGTTATTGACGGTAGACCATTGTTCAATGGTGAAGCTGCTTTAACTTGTTTAGCATTGCTCATGGATCTTGCTAAAGCTTTTGTATATCTAGAAGAAAGTCTGTCATAAAGGTTGTCCTCTATTGCTTCTTCTGTGATTGCAAATGCTAATGCAATTGTTTCCATAGTGTAACGAGCAGTGTAAGTCTCTTGTGCATCATCAAATGCTACACTTTGACCTTCTGCTTTTACATCGGCGTTAGCGAAACCAGATAACATAACTTCCTCTTCGAAAGCCCTGTCACTTGATTCTGTAACGTAGATCTCGGATGACTCATTGTCATACCGTTTGTACTCCAGCCCAAATAGTGCATTTAGGCCTGGTTCTAGTTCTTTAACTAGTTGTGCTCGTGATATTGCCATGTCTATTTGCTCCTATTAACTCATTGTCACGCCGTTATTATACTGGTTAAGATTCTGAACGAAAACAACAGAACAGTTTGCTGTTGTAATATCTTCGTTTTCAGGATCTTCTGCTATTCTTACAGTTCTCCAAGTATTATTTGTAGCGTGAGCCCCTGCTAACAACATTTTGTTTGTTGACTGACCACTAGTTGTTGAACCAGTAGTAGTCGACATTCCAAACGTTTTACCCATATTTGCTATAGGTATAGCTGTATCAATACAACCAACATAAAGTTGATGTGGATTGTCTATTACAAACGCTGTGATGTTTTCAGAGTTGGCTGGAGTAACTTGTGAATAGTAGTTCTGAAACGTCGGCTTCTCTGTAGTTGCCGCGTTGTAGAACACACCATTTAAAACACCAATACAAGTATTAGTGATAGCTGCCTGTGCCGTAATTATATATCCGCCAGTCTGATTAACAGCTGTGCCTTGAAATAATGACGTAGCATAGTTAGCTTGGATGTAGTACTTACCTTGACCCTGAGATTGATCGGTAGAACCGAGCGTTCCCTGAGCAATAAGACCAAATCCAGTCGTGTTTCTATTTGCCATAGTTTACTCCTAATGTGCCTGCCTTCCGAAGAAAGCCTCCAGCACGGTTGATATTAACTAACGATAGTTTGAGAATTACTTCTTTGTACCACCGAAAGTGTGCTTTGAATTCCTATCAACTTTGATAGGCATTCTTTTATCTTGATCCCTAAGCAAGTCGGTTTCGACTGACTCATCTTGACCTTCAGTTTGTTTTCTCTGATAGTCCATCCGAGCCTGCGCGAGTTCTTCGGGTATCCTTGCCAAGACAAGGCCTCCTACTCCTATGACTCCAGCGAATTTACCGTCGGTCACAACCGGATAAGAAGAATCTTCATATTCGTCAGCTCTCACTAACTCATATCCAGATCTCAATCTTCCATGAATATTCTTGGAATCATTGAAACCCATTGATTCAGCTCTAATCCATCTGTGCCTAAAGCCATCTGGCGCTGGCGGTGCATCAAGAGATGAAGGTGGCTTATACTGTTTAGGTCGTTCAGTTTTCTCCCTAGTACTAGCCGCACGTGAAGTTTTATTTTTATTTTCCATTTTATGCTCCTTCCGTGAGTTTTAATTGTTTAGCATACTCTTCTAGTGGCACACCTAATTTTTTCGCTATTGCGACTTGAGACGATGTGAGTCTCACTTGTTTGCGTCCTTGTTTTACACTTCTATTAGCTGAAGCGACCGACTGAACGGGCTTGGACGTTTGCTTTGTTTCAGTATTACCAAATTTATGCGGAAAGTCAACTCTTATACGTTTGTCTATTTCTTCATAATATTCACCAGACTTAGGATCATAACCTTCTTTTTCTACTAAATCTTTATGGATTTCAAAAGCAGTAAAAGTCATAGCTCTATCTTGACCGAACCATTCATTTTTAGCTGCCCATGACTCTGCCATAGGATCTGCTTCAGGTAATGATCTTGGTGTTTCTTTTGGTAGACTACCACCATCAGACAGTTTAACAGACTCACTCTGTTGAACTGGCGTTTGTTGTCTTTGCTGTAATTTTGCATTTTCAAATGCTAATTCAGCAATTCTTTTATTTGCTGTAACTTGCGCTGCAGCATCACCGGCTTCGATAGCCATCGCAAGTTCTTTTTGCGCAGCATCCATTCCAGTTTTAAGATTTTCTTCAAATCTTTTATTATAATCAGAATCTATTTTAGAAAATCTTTCCTGATCAGCTTGTCTTTTCTTTTCGACAGCTTGAGCATATTCTACAGCTGCAGCCTCTCTACGTTCTGCTTCTCTCATCTTTCGAGTAAGTTTAGCAATACGTGATTGAACTCCTTTACTGTAATCTTCTAATTTAGAATCTTCTTCTTTCTTTGTTTCTTCTTTTTGTGTTTCTTGTTCCTTTGTTTCTGGAGCAGTTTCTTGAACTACTTCCTCTTTTGTTTCTTCTACAGCTACATCAACCTCTGGGCCTGATGTATCTATATCGACTAGTTTTTCACTAGGTTTTTTCTTTTCCTCTTCTGGCATAGTTTCCTCCTATGTTAGTATTTATGCAAGATATCCTCTGGATTCTTGACTGTTGCTAAAATTTCATCTTCATTAAGAAGACGAACTTCCCCACCCTCAATTTCTATACGTGATCCCGCGTAACGCGCGAAGACCACCCAATCACCAACTTTGCACCATGGACCATCAGGATATCTCTCCTTGTCGTTATAACAATGAGGACCCATTGCTAAGACATTTCCACATTGTGATGCTACTTGTTGACGTTCTATTGTATCTTGTCCAAGCAAAACTCCACCTTTAGTTTTTTCTTTTATTCTAAAAGGTAAAACTAAAAGTCTCCAACCAGTTGGTTGAGGAAGTTTATCTTTTTCGCTTGTAACTTCTTTTTTTTCTGATTTTTTTACACCAATTAATTCTTTATTTGGTGTTATTATCTTTGCTGTTGATTTTAATGACTGTTCCTTCATTTTGCTCCTTATCTTCCTGCAGGTTAGAGATTTCCTGTCGTACTGCTTCTAATGCATTTATTTGTCCTATTATATATTTATAAGTTTCCATATTGTCAACTCCCCCGGACGTAATGGTAATTGCCAATTGTTCTATTCTTCTGGAAATTTGTCTTTTAAGTTTTTGAACTATATGTTCTGGTTCCATTTAACACTTCCATCTTCTCCGTGCCTGTCGTATTCGAGAATTAGGATCGTTACGTGTTTTTGCAGATGATCGTCTGAGTTGGCCTGCGCTTCTTGCACAGTACGACTTACGTCGATTTGCAGCTTTTGATCCCGGCTTCACTTTACCAGTCACGGCTGTTTTTAATTTACTTCCAGGATTTGCAGCCCTGTAAGCTCTTACACCTTTCGCTGTCATTCCAGCTCCAGATTTAGTTTTTCTATAATTACCACCTTTACCAGTGGTTCTTCTTATCGGATTCTCAGCCATTAGCTTTTCTTTGCTGTTTTAGCTGATCGTCTTAATGCTTTATCGGTAACAGTTCCTTTACCTGGTTTGCTAGTGCCTCTTTTTTTGGCTCTATTCATATAATAATACAAACCTTTTTTAACTGTACGTCCGTCTTTTGTTTTATGATAACCTTTTTTCATATTTTCTCCTTTATACTGTTATAGCTATGCAGTCTCTACAAGATTTAATAAATCTTGTATGACTGTCACAGTGGTCTTTTTTTTCTACATGCACCGGAATTTCAGGTTCAGGCACATCTAGATAGTACTCTTCATGTGGATCTTTTTCATCATCGCATTGACATGCTTTAATGTTAAAAATCTTACAAATGAATTTTTTAATTTTGTAAAACATTATTTAATTTCGCAACCTCTACCACGTATTGCGATTCCCCCACTTGCATAAGCTTTTCTTTTTAAAGGTTGTTTCATTCTATCTCTTCTAGGCTCTTCTCCTATTTCAGCTGGGTTTCCTCTTTTTTTAGGTTTACGACCCATGTCAGCTCCACCTTTTTTAATTCTTCTAGCAATTTTTCTAACTGCACTACCCATTGCAAACACACCTCTACCTTTTAAAACATCAGCTCTAGTAACTTTACCATCGCCTGTTAAATCAGGAAAAGATTTTTTAGTTTTACCACCTTTAGCTTTTAATTCTCTTACAATTCTTTTCTTTTCGTCTTTTAAATTTCTTTTACCTTTTTTAGTATATGCTTTTTCTGCATCTACTCTTCCCAATTCTTCAAGTCTATTCATTCTTCTAGTGTTAGGCATATTATTTTCCTTTTCTTTTCTTAGCCATTTTCTTAAATGTCTTTGCTAACGCTTTTGCTCTTCCAGTGCAACCTTTTTTTGTAATAGGTGTACACTTTCCTTTAGTTCCACGTTTTTTGATTGATTTATTTACTGATTGTATCCAGTTCTTTTTAGCTCTTCCACCTTTAGCCATAGCAACTCTATCACCACCATTTGTATAACCATCCGCATTATGTCCTGCAGGTGGTCTATAACCAGATGCTGGACTTGTACTATGTTGCAAAGTCAAAGATGTTTGCCCTGCGTTTGGTGCC